ATATGGGCACCACGTCCGGCAATCTGGGACTTGACACCGGCTGCCACATAGACACCACTCTGGTTTGTCTCCCATTTACCGGCAGCCCGGACATCCTTTCTCAGGGAGACACCCGGAAAAATGAAGGAGAAAAGAGGGTTGTTCACAATGTCCCGGACACTTCGGCCAAAGTCTGTGGCAAGCTGATCCGAGTGGGAGACACAGAGGATCTGGTGGGCCGGGTGTAATCCCATGTGCCATGCCGGAAAGATCTTGGAACAGAGCAGGGACTTTGACGAACGAGGCGGAAGAAAGACCATCTGTCGCTTGATCTCACCCTCGGATACCTTCTGGAGGGTGTCACAGATAACCTCAATGTGACGACCGACGACAAAGTCAGGAACAAGAAGCGGGGCTACAGCCTTGGTAAAGGTGAAGAAATCATCCCGTGACTGGGTGACCATCTTTTCCAGAAGAGCCTCCCGGAGTTTTTCTTTGTCCTTGTCCATGATGCCTAATGAATCTTTGATTTCTCTGGGTAGTTCAACTTGAAGATAGTCGTGAGTTCCCAATGGAGACACATAAGAGTCATGAATATATCATAGATGAGACCACGGGCATGGTCATATTCTGGTGATTCATTCTGGAAAATTGGGGATAAAGCAAAGACAGTCCGGATCATGTCAATGCTGACAAAGGTGGAAGACAGAAGACTTAGTCCGGTTTCAGAAAGAATATTCTCCGAATTCATCCGGGTAAGACCGAAGATACTGTTGAATTCATCAAGAGTAAGACTTAGGTCATCCCCGATATTATTCTGATTTTCCACCATTGACTACCTTGAGGCCAACGACATTGGCAAGCTTGGAAATGTCCTTGTCAATGTCCTCGGTCTTCATCCCGTCAAGACTCCCGATACGCTGCTCTGATCTCTCAACGTACATGCCAAGATGCTTGGCAATGTTTTCCATGCTTCTGGTGGCATTGGTGAAATCCTGTTCATCCAGAGCCTTCTGGTAGATTTCATCAAATCTGTTCAGTACTTTCTCAGCGTCCCAAGTCATCTTCTCTTTTGCCTCGTCAATAAGTTCAATGATACGTGCCTTGATCTTGGGAATTTCCCGCCATGTAACTGCATGGCGTTCCCAGCCTTCATAACTAATATCATACCCGGACCTGATCCAAGCTTCAAGTGGATCGGCGGTGGCAATGTATTCAATGCAATACTTCTCTTCACGCATGGTAAGACCATTGGAAAGACGGGTGCTTGTGGTGTCATGATAAGTGCCGTTCTTGTTTATGTGTGGCTTTCTGGAGTCAGTCAGGATGGTCTTCTTGGACCTGATTTTGTTCTTGGGTTTGTCCTTGTTTTTGAGGTAGTGTTCAAATTTACTCATCAGTCTACGATCCTGTTTTCTCAGAGTCTTGATGTTCTTCGGTCCCTTTTCCGTGAAAATATCCGGGTACTTCTCGGCAACCGTGGTACCACCATGGGCCATACGATAGTAGTACTCTTTTTTCAACTTGCCAATCAGGTGAGGATCGGTGACGACATCCTTGTTATCACGCTCGATTCCATGGTTCATCTCGGCATATACTCCCCGATGAATCCGAGAATAATACCCGATGAGTTCACGGATTTCATCCGTGGTCATCCACTTGAATTCAAGCTGAAGAAACCGGGTGTTCGGGTTTCTGGCACGGGCTCTGCCGGTGGTTTTACTTGGTTCGGAAGTCATTGAATAGTTCAAATAAGGTCTTGACTTTTTCTTTCAAGATGTCAATCTCGGAATGCATCTTGGCCAGTACGATGACAAGCGTGATGAAAGAGAGACCAACAGGCCATAGAGTGCCTATGTAATCAAGAAGTTCCATGAGTTGATCTTAGCATAACACGGCTGATTCTCAGAAATTTTACGGGGGTATGGGTACCCTAAAAATAAAACAAAGGGGGGGTGTTTCCAGAATGATGGGGTGTATCGTTGTGAAACACTAAGTCTGTTTTCTGGGAATTTTTCTTGGGTGGGTATATTACAGAAAAGAACAGGGCCAATTTTTTCTCCCCCCCAGTCCCACTGCGAATGCAACTAAGAATCATTCGCATCCAGGTGGTAAAGCATCGCCCGGACACCATGTGGCATCCGGGCTTTGCCTAGTGGATTAGCCGAAGGCCTTCGGCGGCTGCTTCACTGCAACCTTGGGAACGTCCGGCTTCCTTTCCGTAACCCTGCGAAGGGTTAGGGTTTTGCGATAGGCGTTAAACACCGCCTCAACATCCGCATCTTTAGGAAGGCCTTTGATTGTCACGTTAGGCTGGCATGCGCCAATGTTAAGCCAATGGCCGGCGACGATGTTGCCAGCGGGCTGCAGGGCGTTCCCGACAGTGAAGGCATCCAGAGGGATCGAGATGACGATATCGACTTTCTTAGTCATGGGCGTTTGCTCCAATGATGTCGCTGCTTGATTGCGGCTAACGGGGACATTCAACCCTGGTGCTGTGGCGAAAATAAGGCAACAAGGGATTTTTTTTGTTTACCTTTTGTTCCTCTAGGTTTGTTCCCGGTTTGTTCTCTTAGGTTTGTTCCCGGTTTGTTCTCGGTTTGTTTTCTTAGGTTTGTTCCCGGTTTGTTCTCGGTTTGTTTTCTTAGGTTTGTTCCCGGTTTGTTCTCGGTTTGTTCTCTTAGGTTTGTTCCCGGTTTGTTCTCTTTATATGACTCTGAACATGAACATGACTCTGAACATGAACATGACTTTGAACAAACCGGGAACAAACCGGGAACAAACCGTGAACAAACCGTGAACAAACCAAGAGAACAAAAGGTGAACACTCATATGAGAACAAACCGTGAACAAACCATGAATAAACTAAAAGAACAAACCGTGAACAAACCGGGAACACACATAAGAGAACAAAGAATGATCATGGATATGGGAACAAACCATGAATAAACATTGTTCTTGACTGTGATTATTATGCAACACTAGGTTATATCATTGTTTATTTCATTGGTCTGCCGGGAGGCCGCCGGGAGGCCGCCGAAAAATTTGTTTGACCGTGGCAAAAAGGCCACACCGGGGCGAAAAAACGCAGCGTTTTCCGGGGGTTAGCTTGGGGAAAAAAACCTGTTGACCGCCGGGTTCGGGTCGTGGGATAAATTCGGCTCAGGAAATCCGGCGATTTCCGATAGATCGTCACACGTATAATGGAGGATTAAATGACAAAGCTCAGTGTCCTTAAGGCTTCTGTAGGTTCTGATCTAGGCCGGCCAAGCAAGATGCCGGGTTATGCATGGGGTATCAGTGCAAAGCTTTGTAAGACTGGGTCTAAACTAGCTAAAATAAAGGGTTCTGTATGCCACAAGTGCTATGCACTTCGTGGAAACTATCTCTATCAATCCGTGGTAACGTCCCATAAAAACCGGATCGATGGTTATGACCGGGATAACATTGGATGGCGCAACGCTATGATTGAGTTAATCCGGAAGCGTATTCCTGAAAGTGCCGAAGAGGATGATAAATATTTCAGGATATTTGACAGCGGTGATCTTCAGTCGGAAGCCATGCTTCGGGATTGGATCTGGATTGCTGAGCAATTGCCGGACATTAAGTTCTGGCTTCCGACTAAAGAATATGCCCTGATCGATGGTTTCACTGGAGCATTTCCAGACAACCTTGTCATCAGGGTTTCATCGCCCAAGGTCGACCAGAAACCGTTGAAAGCCTATCAATTCACAAGCACAGTTCACGACAAAGAAGAGCCACATGGTTTTGTCTGCCGTGCTTACGAAAGAGATGGCAAGTGTGGTGATTGCCGGGCCTGCTGGTCTCGGCTTGTATCCAATGTTTCGTATCCCAAGCACTAACTAAGCAGGAGTAATCAAATGATAAACTACGTAGAAATGGACGGTGTTCTGGTTATCTCGTTTGACAATGGTAAATCCTATTATGTCAAATGTGACAATGACGAGATATACGAAACAGACAACTTTGACGATGCCATGCAAATGGCCGAAATCATTTCCTTCAACAATCATGCAGAAAACTGGAGCGAGTAAGATGAATATTCGTGTGGAAAACTGGGATGGTCTTAGCTATAAGGTCGGGACCATTACAAACGTCAGTGTGTCTGACATGGTAGCTTTATTGGGGCCATCCAATTATGTAGATGACATTGACAAGGTCAGTCATTCATGGCGCTTTTATATTGATCAGGAGCCAATCAATGTATGGGATTGGAAAGGTTCCTGCTTCATGGATCGCTGGTCGTTCTATGGTCATCCCGCAACAATTGCCAAGCTTTTTGGAGAAGAAAATGTCAAAGTGTGAGAGGAATACCAAGACGTGCCCTCTGGAATATACGTTCTACATGGGAGGTAATGAGCATTATCATTGCCACCAATGTAATCAAGAGGTAATCATTGAATCCTCCCGATATGAATCTTATACACCAACCCATCGTCTCATCGAACGCTTCGGAGAATAATCCAATGTCCAATATCGACCTTAACTTCACCCCGATCATGAGCAACATCTCGCTTACCAATGGCTCTCCCATCAAGGGACACCGAGCAATCGTGCATCCAAATGGGAATGTCCTCGGCATTGTCGGGGACAATTACCGGGTTATTACGAATGCCGAACTATTCGAACGGGTTGACCATGCAATCCATACCAACCTAAATAGCTCTGCAATTGACACTATGCAGATCATTGATAAGGCATCCCGTGGTTATGCCCGCACATTCAGGGATATCAGGTTCCCGGAAATCTCCCGATCGATCACGACATCACGGCATAAAACTGACGTAGGTTTTCGGATCATCATTGACAATTCTTTTGATGGTTCAGGCTCGGTCAAGATTCTACTTGGTGCTATCGACTTTTTCTGCACGAATGGAATGGTCCATGGCTCTTATGACGTGTTCAAGAAGGTTCACAAGGGGAGCAATGAAATTCCAAGCTTTGATGGTCTGTTCATTAAGGCGTTGGAACAATACACAAACAAGATGGAACTGTACCAGACATGGGCCAGCAAGGAACTCAAGAATCAGTCTGTGCATCGCTTCATTGAAACCCTGTTCCCAAATGAGAACACGAAGAAAAACATCAACCTACCTTACAATAAGATGGGAGACAATCTGTTGAGTCAGTACATTACAGAAGCTGATACACGGGGTCATAATGTGTGGGCCATGTATAGCGCCATGACCTACTATGCATCCCATGATTCAGCACAATTCTCACTAAATCGCATGGCAAATGATAATGACACCACCACGGAGCGCCTTCACAAGCGCAATGACAAGGTCATGTCATGGCTCAATTCCAAGGCGTGGTCCCAGCTTGTCGCTGAGGCAGCATGAGCATCGTCATATTTATCATCTGGATTTGTTGTCTTTATTGGATCGTAAGGAATGTCTGACATGTCAAAAAATGCTGATTGGTTGCTCCGAGACTATATCGAGAAAGTCTCAGCAACCCCATATGAGGACCTCACAACCGAGGAAGTTCTCCAATTTATTAAGGAGCTACATCAGTTCCTCGCAGAACAGGCCCTAGAAACCACTTAAGAAGCTCACCTGATGCCCTCTGGGGTTATCTCAGGTATCCCCCTACCTGAGAAACCCCAGAGGCCACTCTACGGTCAAAAATCATGCCCTTTCACCTACTCGAAACAGAGACAACCAATCGG